AAGGCATTTTCTTTTTATGATTTTTCAATCAAATTACCATCTTCATCAATAAAGTCACAGGGGCCGACAATACAAGTCCAATTTCCCTTTTTCTCTACTATTTCTTTTTTTTTTGGTATTTCAACCTTTACTGTTTTTTTAGGTGTCCAAAAAGTTCTTTTGGGCTCCACAAAAGGTTTTTCTTCATGTGTATGAACAACTTCTCGTCTTTCAATTACACAATCTGGACACTCGCCAGTTTTCGTATCCAACACACATCCAGACATTGCGTGACAGACCTGTTCTGTCACATATTCAACTCCTGCTAATGCGGATGAACTCAAAAACAGAACAAACCATAATATAAGTATTAAATTTTTCATATTTGTTCCTATTTTATTGTTACATGTATATTATAACCTATTAGAACAAAAATGTCAAGTTTTTTACAAAGTTTTTCTGCTTCCATAGAAGATATGTCTATCTATTGAAGCCATAATTTTCTTCTTTTTACTCCACTTTGGATATGTCTCCATCCAAGTTGCATGATAATGCGTTGCACCATCTGTTATGTCAATTAGTGCTTTGTCATAATGATTAATAAGAACTTTTTTTGCAAGTTCTTGTGCGGAATCCCAAGTTCTACCTTCTCTTGGATTATCCCCCAATCCATCACAATACCAACTAAATTGACATCTATCTCTCACAGGAACATGTTCGCCCATTCTTTCATTATAACGATGTATGCCCTCATGCACTACTCCACATATGGAATCGGGATAATTATCACGTAATGTACGATTAATCGTAACATTCGCTACTGCTAATTTCCCTGCTGTACTCTCCACCCCTGCTTCAAAGTAAATATTTTTCGCCAAACAGAGAACATCTGCTGATGTATATTTTACTTTGTCAAATTCAAGAGGTTTGTAATAGTCTGGTACAGCCTTACTCGCAACTATGGTTGGTTTCCATATTTGAGTAGGTGCATTACTATTAAGCGGTGAAGTAGTATACCATAGTGTAGCAAACAGAGCAAGGAACACCCTTACTGTCTTTACCATACTTGTACCTTTTTTTGGTTATTAATTTCATTCACAGAAACATGAAATATAGAATTCATCAACCAAATGTAGTTATATTTATGCAATTTTATCGTTCAGGCGACAGTTTTTACCAATCTACACCTTTACTTGTTGTCGTTGGAGTGGTATCTTTTTTCACAATCTTTTCCTTCTTGGCCGGTGGTGGGTCTTCCTTTTCTTCAATATCTGGAAGAAGATCTGGCCAAGTATCCTTAACCAATTTATAGGATAATCCCTTATAAGACAATTTTCGATCCTTGACAGCAATAATAAGTTTTGCATCATTTGGGTCAACTCGTTCTAATAGTTCAACAAACATCGATTCTCTTCTGAGCATAGGAAGATCATGAGGACTTGGATCAACATAATAATCTAACTTTTTTACTTCAAAATGAAGTGAATTCGGAGTTGAATCGGCTATCTGTCCTGGCGTATATGGTGGTTTTCCGGGCGGAAGATGCCATTTAACGTCTGGATGATAATTCAATTGTAACAACGCCCTAGTTGCAAAATTGTCTCTATCTGTGAGTAATTGTCGTTTCTCTTCTCTTGTCTTAGCCTTACCAACCAATTCAAGGGTTTCTAAAATATTGAATTCCATTACATATCTCCTGTAAATTGTTTGTCTGTCAATGCAACGGTTTCTGTTGCTTTATAATAATCTCTATTTTGTAAACTTCCGAATTGCGATTCATCCATCCCTTTTGACCATACTGCACCAATATCTGGATAGAATACCCCCACAGACCTCTTAGGGGTTCCGTCAGGGTAATGTGCCATAGCAACACATCTTGGAACTACTTTATGTTCTTCATCTTGTCCCGAAAATATTCCAATCCAATCACCAGTTTTTAGATAGTGCTCACAATAACGAATATATGCTTTGCGAGATGCGGCTTGCATTTCTGTAGTTCTTTGTTCTTTTTCTCCAACATGTCTGCCTCTTCCTTGTTTACTTAAAGCAGCAACCATTTCCTTGTTGTGTTTGATCCACCCCTTAACATTCTTAAAAGAATAAGTATCATCATCTGGAAGAACAAGAACACGTTCATTCACATTTTTATATTCTGCTGGTTTTCGTTTCTTTCGCATATTCTTCATGCGTTCCCGAAGAGCTTCACGTTGTTCTTCTGAAATTTTACGAGTTCGTTTTACCTTCATCGGTTTGCGTTCTGTTTTTACTTTCTTTGTCATTACGATTTTTTCTTTTTAGTGTTTTCAATATTATTCTTGATTGTTTCTAACATCATTGTCCATTGTTTTGCAGTAGTTTCAATATCATAGTGCATAACATAATATTGTTTTTGAAATGCAAGACCAGCTTGAACTGGTGGTTCCCAAAAATTATCAATTGCATCTTTCAGAACATACGCAAACTTCCTTGCATGTTCAGTTTTATCTTGAACAAATCCATACATCCATGCAAAATTTGCACACGTTTCTGGAAGGACTCCAAGATTTGGACACACTACAATACATCCTGCACTCATTGCTTCGATTGCAGATATACATCCTGTTTCTGGATAGACATTTGGATATGCAAGGATATGTGTTTGTTGTAATGCTGATCGAATTTCATCATTAGAAACCGTTCCATGATAATTCACATTTGGTGTTTCTTTACATGCATTATAAAGGGGTTCCCATTCTTTATCTTGTTCTTCCCAACCATATAACTTAAAACTTGAATATATGTCAAGTTCGACATTCTCTAACTTTAATGCTTTAAATGCACCAATTAATACATCTAATCCACGATGTGGTGTAGAAATATATGCAAGTCGAATCGGGCCGTCTTTTGGTTTGGTATGTATTGGAATTGGTTCTATTGCGTTTTTGAGAACAACACTCTTTTCATATTCAACATCAAGATCCATATTATATTTTTCAAGTGACCAATCAGAAGGAAATACAAATCGTACAATCTTATCACGATAAGTTTTATCTTTTAAAAATTGTACTTCTGGATCTTTTGATGTGTCCTGAAACCAAAGGATTTTTGGTTTATCCTCATATTCACGAACCCTTGAAAGAATGATCTGAAAGTAGTTCCAGAGGTCATCAGGCACTCTCTCCTTGACTCTTTGATAAACTAACTCACTTCCGCCCTTTGCATTCTTTGATTGTTCAACCACATCCCCTTCAGGTGGTGGTGGTGGAAGTCCTTGTTCTTTTCTTTTCCGAATTTCTTTTATTTTAGAATCATCAAACTTCATCATGCTCATGAAGATTCTCCAATATTATCAAGAGCCTCTATTCTTTCAAGTGCTTCAAGGGATTCATTATTTTCTTCTGTAGATGGTTCTGGTGTTTTCTTTCCAAAAAACTTTAGAACCGCCTGTAAGATTTTATCAAACATTTTTTATTTCCATAGTATTATTATAACAAATTGTTTTCAAAGTGTCAAGTTCTTTCTTAAAAAAGTTTACCTTGTTCAATGCCATGTAATTTATATTGAAGTTTTCCATCATGAAATACTTCAACATCATCACCATCTAATTGTTTAGATACCGCTTCGTTATCCGCATCTATTCGACTAAATTTCAATATTTGACCATTTTTTGTTTCAACTAGATAAGGGTTTTGCTCGGTTCGCATAACTGTTCCTTTAAGTGAAATCCTGTCTTACAAATGTAAAATGAATCTACAATGTCAGATACAGGGTTAGAAATTTTGGTTGATTTTGGAGACAACTGACTCTTTAAATCAACATGTGATTCTGACAAAAACGTTTCATACATTAATTCTTTATTGGCATTTCCTTTTCCTGTGGCGTGTTTTTTAATTACTGTGGGTGGGATTGTAACATATTTGAATCCGGCTTCTTTAAGTTGTTTTTTGAGTATTCCAGTATTCTCTCCTATATTGAAAACTCTTCCTGTCGCCGCAAATGCATAATCTTCCAAATAAACTCTATCTACCCGACCATCAAACCACCGAATACATTCAATAGTCCAAGATGCAAGTTTACTAAACCTTTCAATATCATCCGTATATTCTGGATAATCATATGCAAATATCTTACTTAATGATTTATGTGATTTGTTTTGTTTCAAAAAATGAAACTTACAATTTTCAAATTTTATTTCATTGTCAATTATTTTTGCTACACATATTGCAGGCGATGTTAGTGAATAATCAATTCCTGCAACATACTCATATTTCTTCTTCATTGTAATAAGGTTCCATCAAAATTCCACAAAATGCACAATGAAACGCATGTTCTTCTTGATTTTGTGTTTGTATGTCATCGGAATCATAAACCATTGTATAAGTTGCTGGACAATTATCGCATTCTATATCCAATTCGACTTCCATTTCTCTCCGATTAAAGGTCTACAATTTCACATCCACCATCAGCAGAACAAGCAAGTTCCTGAGAAGCTACTGTATAATCTTGTTGCTCATAATTAGATAATTCTGTCCAATCCACACCTTGTGGAATTTTCGCTAAAAGTTCTTCGTACTCTTTTTTCGTACAATCTTGGTACGGCGGTTGTCTATATGTATGTTCGCTGAATGGTAAAAAAGATATACCACTAATTGAATCAAAATGTT